AGCGTGTCCAAACACCTACGGAATAACTGCGCAATCGTTATTTTCCCATCGGTGAACCAATCCACGTCAACGTTGAAACCGCTGAGTAGCTCCAAGCCGTCAACCGCTGCAAGTTCAATCGTGGGTTTCGCCTGGATGGCTTCCCGCTTAAACTGCATCTGATCGGCCAAAACGCGCCCAACGTGTATAAGCGTGTCGTCCTGATAAATCAAAACGGCCCAGTACTGCTCGGTATTGGTGGCGATCTGTTTAAACTCGCCCAAAATCGTATCGAGCGGAATCGACCAATAAGACGTTGAACGTGATGGACGGATGGCGTTTTCGTAAAACGTGTCGCCCTCGCCGTCTCGCTCGATTTCGTAGCCAACGCCCGACAAGGTTAATTCGATAGATCCGTTCAGCTCCTGCAATGCGTTGAATAGGCACGTTTGGCCCTCTTGATAACCGCCAGCCGATTGAACGCGTGAGGCGTACTGCCTTGCTGTTATTTCGGGCGTTGTTCCGTTTGCCCCATCCCAAATCTCTACGCGGTGCAGCTTGCCCGTCACCGAATAAAACGAACCGTAATATCTCCTAGCCACGTTGGTTATCTTTATTATATCGATTCAAAACAATTGCCAAATCTCGACCGCTTACCATGGTTGATGCGATGTAACCCGACCCCGAATCGCTTGGTTTCATTAATGATTTCAATTTATCCAGTGGCGCGATAACCTCGGGGTTTGTTGATGCCCCTGGATATTCACCCATCAAACCGAGCGTTGGCCCCGATACGATACCACCGTCCGCAAATGCGGTGACGTTGGGGCCTTTGTTCAACATGCCCGTGATTACGGCTGAACCTGCCACCAATGCGACACCCGCTGCGATGGCCGCAACCGGTTGTTTAATTAATAGCTCTTTGAACGCCTTGGAGGCCGTTGCTGTTGCTATCAATGCTTGGCCAAATGATTTCATAAAGGCCGCCACCGCGCCTAGCAATTTTTTACCAAACGTTTCGAAGCTGTCAATTTGGCCCGTTAAAACGCCGCCAATTAACTCACCAAACGCCTCTAGTCCCTGGGCCGTCAAACTATTAAATGCCGCGTTAATTCCTTCGGCCGATTTGGCAAAACGTTCTTCATATGCTTCTTGATTCGATGCCGCCCTTTGCGCTGCGTAATCGATTTGCGCATATGCGTGCTCGATTGGCTTGGGGTCGGGTATTTTAACCGGTGCCGGCTCGACTGCCTTGATACCTTGTCTCGTTCCGCTTGCTGATGATGCGATTTCGGTGGCCTTCAAATCGTTGGCGGCTTTTTGGGCTGCTTTTAATTTCTCGGCCTGTTTGAGTTCGAAGTCCTTAAAATCGGCCTGCCTCTGATTGGCAATTTCGCCGTTTTTCTCAACCTCGAGCGCAACGACTTTGTCCTTGTACTCGTTATTGATTGAGTAGCGCAAATCGTTTTCAAGTTGCTCGTATTTTATACGTATTTCGGCAATTTTTGCAGCGTTGCCCGTTGCCAAATATAACTCCTCGCGGCGTTGTTTGTGTAGTTGGTCCATCGCCTCTTTGCCGTACTTTATGTACATGGCCTTTTGGCGGTCCAAGCTATCCTGTTTTATCTTGAATATTTCGGCCTCACTTTTGCCTTGCGCCTGGGCTTGACTTATCGCCAATTGTGCGCGGCGTTCTTCTTCTTTTATTTGACGCTGTCCGAGTGTGAGCGATCGTTCCTGCGCTTTTTGGAACGACTCGAGGCGGGCTTTTGCCTTGTCGATTTCGCTCGACATGTTTTTGAACAACGTAACCGCCAAGCCAATCGCAACCAATACGGCACCCGCGCCCGTTGCTAACAACGCGGCCGAGTATGCCCGAGCCGCCAACGTAGCCTGTCCCATTACAAACGTCTGAACCTTGGTCGCTGCCGTTTGTATTCCAATCATTACTGCGCTTTCGGCTTGCAATGCGTTTTGTACTGCCTGCAATCCGTTTACTAGGGCCATGATTCCCTGCAATTTGACCATGGTTTGCTGTAGGTCCTCGTTTTGAATACCTAGTGCGGCCGCCGCCCCTTCAACTGCTCCAAATGCCCCGGCAACTCCTTGAATACCGCCCAAAACGGCATCCAGTCGGCGCGTATCGCTTGCAAAATACGAAACCTCGGCGCGCGTGTCGCCTATGCTGTCCTTTATTTTACCCGCCTCTTTGATCATTGAGTTGGCCGTTGTGGCAAACTCTGGACCTAGGGCGCGAACTTCCATTGCTAAATTTGTGAGCTGTTGAACGGTTCGGCCCGTCAATTTGCCCGTGGCCAATTTGTCAAACTGCGCCTGAATGCTAGCAACGCTTTTTCCTGCGTCCTCTGTGAGCATTTTGCCCGACTTTTGAACCGCTACCACCGCCGCATCAAACCCCTTTTTCAAGTTGCTGATATCGGCCCCGATTACTATATTTAACGATTGACTTTTGGCCATTATCTATTGTAATTAATTATGTAATCCTGCGAAACGTGATAAACCCCGGCAAACGCTGCCTGGTCCTCAGTCATTTCGATTTCGCCGTCATATTCGATAACCTGAACCACCACACCGTTAAACGTTCCAGGTGTCGCAACTTGCAGGGCCGTTCTCACCAATTCGGCCGTCTGATAGGTCGATTGATAGGTCGTGCCGTAAATATCAACCTGAACGCGTGCAAAATCCGTTTTGCTTGGCCCCGATTTACTCATGTGGGGCACGTTGCTAATTACGTGAATCGTAATTGCGGGAAATGCGGATCCCTGAGGCAATCGTAACGGGTTTATTCTGGAGCCAACAACCGCCGTCAACGCCGAATTATTGGAAAGGATGTTGTATACGGCGTTTATTGCTTTCATGCTTCTGCGGGTGGGGTGAGCTTCGCAAATATATCTTTATGTTTGGAAACGGTCGCAACAATATCGTCGTGTTCTGACTGCTCCCAAGGAAACCGCATTAATTTTGTAGGGCTTATTGGAGATCTTAAATGCGGCGTCATGGCTGCCGCAACCGTCCAGCGCGCAATAATCCATTGGTTCCTGTATTCTTGTCTCTGTGCGCTTCTGAGCCCTTCAAGTTTGCGCTTCCAAAATCGGGGCGTTGATTTCAAAAACTCACGCTCCGACAAATTTAATTCGCCGTAACTGATGCGCTCAACCATTTTCCAAGTAAGCGGCGCGCCTTCGCCCTCGGGTTCTACTTTCCCTCGGTTTCGTCCGATTCAAAAAAGTCGTTAATCGCTTGCGTAAACCCATCCAAGGCTGGCGACAATTCAGAAAAACGCTTAACCGATGCGCCTAGTTTTTGAATCGTTTTGAACGGCGTTTTTTCTTCCTGGCTTTCGTAGCCCTCCAAAATGCCATAAAACGCGCATTGCAACGCAAAATCCATGGATTTACCAAGGTCGCGTTGTGCGCTTAATTCGCTAAAATTTTCCATTCCCGCGATTTGCATAATTTCGCGGATTGAATTGAAATTAAATAAAAGGGGGTGCTGAACACCCCCGATTTCGATGTGGTCCATACCACGAAGATACAAAAAATTAAACAGTTCCGACAGTCAACGCCCCGGTGCCCTGGATAGAGGCCGTGAAGGTTGTAACATCGTTTTTGGGTGCGCTCAAACTCAAGTTGCTGAAAAGTGCAGCACCGCTCAATTTAATGTCGCCGGTTACATTTGAAGTCATCACGATTGTAACGGACGTACCCGCCAACAAATCGGTCAAAATTTCTTTCCAGCTGATTGATGCGCCTACGCTGCCGTCCTCCTCAAACATACCCTCAACCGACATTGTGTAGCCATACTCACCCGCGATGTACTCCTTCGCACCTGCGCTATCTTTGTTGGTGGTTTCAATCATGTCCTTGGTGATTTCAAAATCGTTCGACGTTGCGTTTGCGATTTTGGTCAAAGTTCCGCTCACATCCTTGTAGATTGCGATCAGGGTTCCGTTGGTAATTCCAGTAGTTGCCATGTGTATATTTTTTTATTTTATTTTCAAATTATTTTTTTTCGCCAAATCGCGAATTATTTTCACCATCCCAGACGTGATCGCCTCGGATGCTGCGTTTTTGTTTGAATCAAACGCCCGTCGCATAAATCCGCGCGGTGCAATTTGACCCGTATATTTTCCATCCTTTGTGAAACGTGGCGCGGTTCCAAATTCCAATATGTGAGCTAAATATCCGTGCTCGCTGTGCCAATCAATACCGGCAAGTGTTCCCGTAAACCCCTTATTGGTTTTTGTCCCGACAATTTTAACGCTCATTTTCGCCATTCCGCTATCCTCGGGCATGTATGAACGCGCAACGTAAACAATTTTTTGAGCCTCCTCATTGGTCAAGGCTGCAACCGCTTTTTGGTCCACGTCTTGACCCATAGATTCCAACGCGTTCAACAATTCCGCCATGCCTTCAATTTTTACGCTCATTCTGTTAGGTCGGTTTGAATTTTCAAATACATATCGCGATCAATATTCGCGATATTGATTATGTTGTAATATCGGTCATTCCAAACGATGCGGTCCTTTACGCTTACGCCTGCATCAAAACGCACGGTAAAATTGACGTTTTGGCGGTGCTCTCTGCGATCCGCGTCGACTGATTCGGCCCCACTCTCTGATTCCTGAACGCGTGCCCAGAAATTCGCGTAATTTGCCCACGTTTGCAATTTCTCGCCCGTGTTGGTGTCGGTTGATTCGGTGTATTTCTCAACCGCGATAAATTCGTCCATCAATCCCGCGTTCATCTTATCCGAAATTAACGACTCTGTACTTATCCAACAGATACTCGTGGTTGTAGTCCAATTTGTTCACACTCGCGCCAATTACCACCGATTGACGGTTATCGTAATATTGCCCGATCAACAGCAATGCGGCGTGTTTAATCGATGCGGGGAATTTCGCCGATTCGTTAACGCCCGTTGCGCTGGCAAGTTCGAAACCTTCCTTTATTTCGACGATTAAACGCACGTCGTCGTCCGTCAAATTATCCGGGATTGATTCAAAAAATACCGACCTTCCAAACTGACCAAATTTAACGGGCGCATCAATCCAATTCGTTGCGGTTTCAACCGTATTGTTTTGGTTCACGTATTTAATTGATTCGATGCTTAAAACGCGCGAATAAATCCGCAACATGTTACCTTCAATGAATCCAAACGGGTTGAGCGTGTCAACCGATACCATAGGCCCCGTAAACCCGTCAAATGCGTATTTAACCGTTGATTTACGGACCGAATAACCCACGTAGGCATCGCACGCGTCCAATGCCATCGAAATTAACCCCGTAATATAGGCATCGTCTGCGCTGCTAGTTACGCGCAAATGCTGCTTAGCTTCCGCCAAGGTTATGTATGCCGTATCGGCGTGGTCTTTCGATATTAGTTCGCGTGCGATGTACATGTTTACTCAGTTACTTCGGGTTCGGTTACCTCTGGTTCAGTTACTTCGGGTTCGGTTACGTATTCAGCGTGTCCGTTTGCTACGATTTCAGACGCTAACAACGCGTCAATTTCGGCAACCTCTCCGATGAAATAACTCAATCCGTACGCACCAATCGGTGAAAATGTGAACTTCACACTTACTACCGTCGCCTTTTCAGGCTGTTCAATTGTTTTTTTGGCCATATTGGCGGGCGGATAGGCCGCTAAGCCACTCCGCCCTATCGATTAGGTTGTAAGCAAATCGACGATTGCACCGAAGGCGGCAGGCTGTTCCACTGCAATACCTACGTGCTGGTTTACTACTACACGGGTTTTGTTTCCGATTGCCTGAGACAATGGGTCAACAACCAACTCAACACCGCCAAACTGACCCACAACCAAGTTACTCCAGTCGCCGTAGATCATTGCTGAACATACGCCTGAGCTTGAACCTTTGGTCAATGTGCTTGGGCAATTGGTGGTTGAGTAAACGGGCTTTCCGTCGATTTGGTCAGCCAAACCGTTGAAATATGCCATGTAAGACATGATCATCGCACCGCTACCGCTAGAGATTTCGGTTTGCTTCAACTTGGCAACCAATTTAGGGTTGATCAAGAATTTACCGTTCATTCCTGCGTTCGCGTTCTCAACAGCTGCAACCAATTCCAACACCTTAGCCAATGAAGGCACGGCACCGTTGGTTCCCATTGCTACGCTGTTAATTCCAGACGTACCCAATAAACCCAAAGGTTGATTTGATGATCCAGAACCGTTGATCGCTGCAGCTTCGATGGCAACCGCCAACGCTTTGATGAACGATTCAATGATTTTCTGGTCGATTGACTGGTTGTTTTGCAACAACAACTGCTTCGAAATATCGCTATAACCGGCGATGCGTGAAGGGCGCAATTGACGAGCGGCGGTTACTGGGTCGCCTGACGCTGCGTCGGCTGTTTCTGCAGCCCATGCAACCGAAACGCCAGAACTGAAACCGGTCAAATCAACGTTAGCTGACAAACCTGTCAATTTGGTAGCTCCCAACTGATCCAAAACGGTTTTGGCGTACAACGCGTCAAAAAATCCAACTTTCTCCAATGGGATGAAGTTTCCACCGGCTGTGGCTGAACCTGCACTCATTGTACGGCTTTCGCGCATTTTGATGTCCATCACTTTGTTGGACAAATAAATTCCGCTTGGGGTAATACCCAAACTACGGGCTTCGGCTTGGCTTTCTTCAACCATTTCCTTTTCCAAACCGCTCAATTTGTTGTTTCCAACTTCGGTAATCAATTTAGAAAATGAAAACGCGCGGGCTTCTTTTTCTTCGCTGTCTACGATTGGAGCACCTGCAAGGCGGGCGATTTCTTCCATTTTCTCAGCTCTGCGGATCTCAACGTCCAACGCGTCAATTTTGGCGGTTGTGGCGTCGAACTTGGTGCCTTCTTCGGCGGTCATGTTGCGTTTTTCCACCGTCAAGGTGTTGTACAACGCGTCGAGCTCGCCTTTGATGGCTGCGCGCTCTTCTCTGAGTTGTTTAATTGTTTTCATGTATATGGTTTATTTTTTTTTTAATAGTTTCTGTACCTCGCCATCGCTACGCGGGTCGCATCGCTCAAAACGGGCTCGATTACGGGTTGGATAAATTGGCTACGCTCCTCGTTCAATGAGCGCGCCTCGGTGCTGGTTCCTTCGGCGTATGCGGGGAACGTTACCGGGGCAACGTCGTACAATTTCTTGATTTTGGTAATTTTACGCATGTACATCGCGCCGTATTTCTCCGAGTTGGTCCACTCAACGCTTTCCGCAACAAATTGGAACGAGCTCTCAGAAATATCGCCACGTTTCACAGCCACTCCGACATCGGTATGCGTTGGTGATTGGTAATCCATGGTGTTTTCGTACTCAAGGTGACCCGCTGCGTTTACAAATACCGACAACGTGCCCGACCTAGTGCGGCCCAAAATCAACTCATCTTCATGGTTGAACAGACAACGGATGTCGGAATCCTTCAACGCCTCATCAAATGCGCCTGGGGCAATCATTTCCTCGTACCATCCCATGTCGGTAACGGTGTTCACAACGGCAGCAATACCGCCGATTTTCTCGGGTAGCCCTTCGGCGTTTAATGCCCTTACTTCAACGGGGGCTTGGTGTCTGCGTGTTTCTCTCATGACTGGGTGTCGTTATTGTTTCCGGTAATGTTATTATTTTTCATGGCCTGGGCCTGCAATGCTTCAATTTTCGCGTCCATGTACGCCTCCAATTTATCGGCTGTGAACAAATCGGCGGTTACCAACATTTGGTCGCCCGTTTCGAATTTCTCCAAATCCTCCATGTATCGCGCCTCGTTTCTGAGCAACCAACCGCCACGGATTCCCGCGTTGTAATAATCGGCACGCGATTTCGCGCTGGCTCTCATCAATGAGTTAAACACAAACTTAAATTCATGGGTGGCGCGGTCTACTTCGGTAAATAATTTCTTGCTCAATTCTTGCTCGAGGCGTTCGGCTTCGGGCTGCAAGGTTTGCGCGTAAAATTGCTGCATCTCCAATTCGACATCGGTTCCCGCGTTGCCGGCATTCAGAACCGACAATGGAACGCCAAAAATACGGCTGATCTCCTCAACGCTAAATTTGCGCTGTTCAATATACATGGCCTCTTGCGGGCTTAACGACATGCGCTCCATCTTCACGCCCTCGGGTAATACGGTAGAACGACGCTGCCCGTTCACCACGTCATCGAGCGATTGGCGTAACGCTGTCGGGTCCGCAATTTTACGGTCCGATGTTAACAAAAATTTCAACACGCCGTTTTTGTAAACGTCTGCGCTGCTCGACAT